TCAGTAGGCAATGCAGATCAGCAGCCTGATGCCTGCGGCAAGGTTAGCGCTACCTCCGGTCGGGTCCACCACGACGCTGTGCGTGTGGTTGCCATCAGCAGGAATAGTATGAGTGTGGCCGCCGGCCGGTGTAGTGACGGGATTAGAGGTATTGTTACCCCCACCTGCGGCAACCTGCCCACCGTAGTCACTGTCTTCGTTCGAGTACCCTCTGACGGTGTGAGAGTGCTCTCCCGCAACTGACGTTACCGCCCCATGAGAGTGATTGCCCGCGACTGTAGTCGATGCCGTATGCGCGTGCGCAATCAACAGACCAGAGGTGGCAGCACCGACGGCGGCGGATGTCCCGGCCAGCAAAGCGTATCCATCCGGCACATTCGGCAGGTTGAACGTATCAATGCCATCTCCAGTACCATAACGGGTACCAATGGCGGCGAACAGCCTGGCATAAGTGGTACGCGATACCGCCGCGCCATCGCAGGCCAGGGTACGCGCCATCGGCACCGGCGAGAAAGTAGCCACCATCTGGCCCGGCGTCAGACCCGCGCTGCCGAGGTCACTGGCTCTGGCGAAGTAACTGGCGTCGTAACCATCCAGCAGGTCACTGTCAGCCGCCTTGCCCATTTTGCTGAGAAACAGTGCCTGCATGGCTTGCAGCCACTGCTCGTTGCGAGCCGGATCGGGCCGCATGCCGGCGGCGCTCAGAATCGCGGCCGCTTCAGTCTGCAGGCTGCCGACGCAGTCCTGGACCTGATTCATGAACGAGGCGGTCACAATGGTACCGAGACCACCTGTGGCCGGGTCGCCGTCGTGGAAGCGACGGTCCGGGGTATCGATCGGGTGCATCACATCCTGCATGGTCTTGCCTCCTGTCAAATGGACAACGTGTCCATGGCCAGAATTTTCAGGGCAAGGGCACAGGGGGCGGGAGCTGAAGGCATTCAGCAGCTATTTATTGGAATAACACCAGATGTCAGCAGGTACTGAATTTGGCACCGGCTGGCGCCAGGGTTGTCACTGTGGCCAGTCGATATGCTGCGGGAACCCCGGTTGCAATGGCAGATCGCGCAGCGCCTGGCGATAGGTCTGGAGGGTGACCAGTTGCCCGGCGCTGATCGGGTAGTCCCGCATCAGCAGGTAGTCCGTTTCCGTAATCAGCGCATCACGGCGGGCGCGGGCGCGAGAGGCCAGCTCACCTTCCGACGCCGGTGGCGGCGCGTCCAGGGCCCCATCCGGCAGGGTTTCTCCAGCCTGCTTGATAACGTGCTCGGTGCCATCGGTCAGCCAATAGCGGGTTCCTCTCAGGTCGGTAACCATCAGCCAGTCAGTGCCATTCCAGATGGAAACCTTGCCATCCTGGGGGGCCGGCGGCTCAGCTTGAGTGGCATGGTCCGGGATCAGCCAGACGCCAGGCTCAAGCGGCGATTCATCGGCGAGAGCGCTGCCAAGCCACTCTCCGGTTTCGGGGTGATAGTGGTGAAGTCGCATGAGTCTTCCGTTCAGTATTTGATGCAAAGCAGCAAGGCCACGTTACGTGGGCGGTTTTCGTTGGCCGTAGGTACGACACGCGAGGCGTCAAATGTGGAGGTCGTACCGTTCGCACTACCGGAACCGGATGGCGCACTAAGTTCGCCTGACTGGTAAAACGCGCCAGATATTGCCCCTCCCCATGATCTTGCGTGTGACGTCTGCCCGGTAATGTTCCGGATCGCATCCCCCTGCAGGGAACCGAGTGCGCGGCCAGCATCCACCCCTCGCCCGTCATCCCATCCCCGCAGAAACTCGCCGCGCAGATCAGGCAGGTTGAAGGTTGTCGCCCCGTCGCCGGCGCCGAACAGGGTGCCGATCGCGGCAAACAGCTTGGCATAGGCCGTGCGCGAAACCGCTGCACCGTTGCATTTCAGCCAGCCATCAGGTGCGCTGGCCATGGCGAACGACAGGACTGCACCAGCGGGGGCTTGTGGCGCAGACAGAATGGCCCTGGCCACGAAGCCGGTAGTGGCAAGCTGGTCGGTTGACGTGCCGACTGCCGCGGTCGGTGCGACTGGCGTGCCGGTCAGTACCGCGTTGTACTTCGGCGCAGCATCGGTGATGCCATAGCCGGCCAGCGTGGTTGCGGGATTGACCTTGCCAGCCAGCTTCTCGGTCAGCAGCGACTTGATCTGGTCGTCGCGGGCCGGGTCGAGCGTGCCGCCGAGGCCGGTGACGACGTTTTCCAGTTCATTCGCCACGCTGTTCAGCCAGCTGGCGGAGACGATGGTTCCCAGTTCCCCGGTGGACGGAGCGCCGTCATGGAACAAGCCATCCGGCGTATTGATCTGTTGCATTGAAGCCTCTCAATCAGGATTGATATGCGAAGTACACAAAGGTGTGCGCCGGTTTCAGGTCGTTCATCACCGCCTCGATGACCGGGTCGCCAAACGCGGTCAGGCGTTCGCCGGCGGCAGACTGGCCGGCGCGGAAGCGATAGACGAGTTGCTGTCCGCCATGGACGATCACCTGCCATACCCAGTGGATGTCGGCCGCCCACAGCCGGTCGCCGGCGCGGTTGATGCCGGCGCGGAACGGCTGGGGTTCGGCGATGGTGATGCGGTAGCCCATGCCGGCCGCCAGGCGGATGAAGTACGGGATGCTGAGTCCGCCGGTTTCGGCCAGCTTGGCCAGCACGTTCTGCAGGCGCTGCTGGTAGGGCATGTCGACCGACGGGGTGATGCCGCACACCCGCTCCCAGTCCGGCAGCAGTTGTTCGGCGAAGAACGGCGTCACCGCACCCCGGACCCGGCCGGCGCCGGTCTGCGTGGCGTCGAGCGCGCCGCCCTCGGCCCGCAGGCCGGCACGCAGCGCGCTGCCGTCCGGGGCGTAGCTGACCGGAGGCAGCAGCAGGGTCAGTAGCTCGCGATGTCCGCTCATTACAGCGCCCCCACCGTGACGTTGCCGAGGCGAACCCACTCGACCTTGCCGGCGTCGACCAGCGGCACCACATTGGCCGTCGGCTGGACGATGGCGCGGTCGACCACGCCGGGCAGGTCGGAGACCAGCGCCTCGATGCGGCTGCGGATCACGCTGTCACCGGGCGAAAGCTGGTTGAAGTAGCCGGCCAGCGCGGTCTGGATCTGGGCCTGGGCGGCGGGCAGGGTCAGCCCGGACAGGGAGACCCGGATGTCGATGTCGATGGTCTTCGGCGTCGGTGCCAGCACCAGGCTGTTGCGGGCGGTAACCGGCCGCAGGTCGTCGATATGCGCCTGCACGGCGGCCAGCGTGGCATCGGACGGCAGCGCGCCGCCGGCGGTGATGACCACGTCAACGGTGCCGAGGCCACGGCGCAGCGGGTACACATAGGCCGCCGAGACGCCGGCGACTTCCATTGCCCAGCGCCGGTAGTCGTACTTGTTGCCACCGGCCGGCGGGCGACGGATCAGTTCCAGCAGGCGAGCCAGCAGTTCGCTGTCCGATTCTTCGTCGACGCCGCCAGCGATCGACATGGCAAGTATGCCGCTTGCTACGCCCGGTGGCGCGGCAATCAGTTCTCCCTTCGACGTCAGGGGAAGATTGCCGGCAACGCCAGGAACGACGGCCTGGGCACGAAAGAAGGCCACGCTCTTGGCTTCGAATCTGGCTTCGGTGACCGACCGATAGTCCATGCCATTGACGCGGAAAATCTGGCCAACCGGCAGCGTTGCACCGGGTGTGCCAGTGGCTCGTGTCAGCCCCTGAGCCGCCACCGCCGGCTTGCGGCTCAGGCCGCGCACGCGGGCGTGCAGTTCCAGGTACTCGCGGTCGGCGGTGTCGGGAAAAATCTGGCGCACGATCCAGGACTGGTGCTGGTACAGCCCCTCGACCGCGCTGGCCACCGAGGTGGCGCGGATGAAATAGTCGCTGTCGGCGCCGGTGTCGGCGTCGGGCAGCTGGTTCTTGATGTCGCGCAGCAGGGCGTCGCGAATGCTGGCGAAAGCGGGTACGGTAAACGGCATCAGGCCACCTTCACGGGATGTTGGAAGTGATGGAGACGACCGCTGGCGTCCGTCACCCCGATCTGCAGCGCCAGCCAGCCGGTCGACGGCGTGTCGGGCCGCGAGGTGGTGACGTCGATCAGGGTGGCGCGACCGTCCTTGAGCAGGGGGGCCAGCGCTTGTTCGCTGTACTGGCGGGCCAGTACGGCAACGCGGCTGACATCCTTCTCGCGCTGCAGTTCATGCAGGCGCGAGCCCAGCGTCGGATCGGCCCAGTAGCTGCCGAGCGGCGTCATCAGCCGCAGGTAGACTGCGTTGGCCAGGGTGTCGGTGCGGGTACCGGCGTAGTCGCCGGTTTGCGGGTCGATAAGAGCGTCCATGAACCGATTGTGCCGGGCGGCCCGGATGGCGCTCAGTTGGGTGCTTTCAGTGCACAGCGACAGCCGGCCATAAATGCAGAAAGGCAGCGCATCGCGCTGCCTTTCTGCATCGGGTATGGCACAGCCTAGTTAGGCGCGCCGGTCACGCCGCCGGAGTCGCCCGGGTGGGTGTGGCTCATCAGGCTCTTGCCGCCGGCCACCACGTCGGCGGTCGCGGTCAGCCCGCCGGTGATCGCCGCACCGCTGCCCCCCTGCAGCGCCATGCCGCCATTGCCGCTGAACTGGCCCTGGGCGGTCAGCTGGGCGCTGGCAGTCAGCATCGGCGTGTTGAAGTCGGCCTTGTCGCTGGCATTGACCTCCCACTGCTTGCAGTTGACGCGGAACACGTCGCACTCGGTCTCGATCACCCGCCCGCGCTTCAGCACGATTTTCGCGCCCTCGTCGGTGTACAGCGCCACTTCGCCGGCTTCGAGCGCCTTCAGCCGGTAACTGCCGTGCTCGGTGGCGATCACGATGCCGTGGCTGGTTCGCCCGCCAATCGGCAACACCACCGCCATCGTTCCCGGCAGCGGGTTCGAGGTAAAGCCGTAGTGCTGGAACAGTTCGTTGTCCTGCAAGCGCTCGCCGGCCAGGCCGTCAGCCTGGACCAGTTGCGTGGCCGACGCGCTGTCGGCGCGCGTCAGCACGCCGCGAAACGCCTGGCGCACGCCCGACATTGCCCGCTGGATTCGTTGGTCCACATCATTCCACATCATGTTCTCCTGTCATTTCTTGCTGTCGCGTCTGGCGCGGCGGGTCCATTTGCCCGGATCGGCATCCACGACCCATACGCCGTCCTCGACCAGGGTCAGCGTGGTGGTCGCCTGCTGCTCGCGTCCCCCCTGGAACTTGCGCGACATCAGGAAGTACTCACCGTCGATGTCGTGCGGCTCACACAGCACATGGATGCGCTGGCCCGGTTCCCACAGCACGCCATCGCTGGTGCGATGGCCACTGACCACGGCGGTCAGCGCAAAGCTGCCGCGCCGGGCATCCGCCATCAGCTTGCGGGCGGCCAGTCCGGCCAGCACGTCGTTCTCGACGTCGTTTCTCGGCCGGATCAGTTCACGCTGCAGTTTCAGCTCTGGGTTGGTCGCCACTCCCTTGATGGCATGCTTGCCAGCGTTGAGCGCATTGCCCTGCGACTGACCGAGTACGGTGATCTTCGAATACAGCCCGGTCATGTTGCGACGGCGTTTCAGGCTGACCAGGTTGTTGCCACGGCCGGCGCGGCGCATCACCAGGCTGGCCACCGGTGGCTGGCTGTAGTCGGGGCCGTCGATCACCAGCGTGCCATCCGGCTGGAACCACGCCCACAGGCCGTTGGCTTCGACCAGCTTTTTCAGCAGATCCCAGGCGGTCGAGCCGGGTTCGACGTCGACTTTCTCCAGCCGCCGCGCATACTTCGGATCGAACTGGATCTTGTCGATACCAAGCGGCCGGACGACATCGGCCATCAGCTCGGCCAGCGTGATCTGCTTGCGGTTCAGCAGCGGTGCGGAGCAGTCGACCAGCACGCCGCCGAGGTCACGACCGCTCAGCATCAGCGTATGGCCGCCCTTGTCGATCGACTCTTCGATCTCGTCGATGTAGCCGGTCATCACCGTGTCGGCACCAACGCGCACCTGGATGGTGGCGCCGATGTCGACAATGGCCGGCACTTCGCCCCGTGGCAGGCCCAGCGTCACATGCCAGGCATCGGCAATCGTCTCCAGATTGGAGTCCAGGTCATAACTGCTCCACTGGCTGTGGACCTTGCCGCCGATCAGCAGCGATACGGTGTTATCGGGCGTAGGCATTCAGCGTGTCTCCGGTCTGCAGGCCATTGGGGTTGATCAGGGTCGGGTTCAGCCGGGCCAGTTCGCTGGCGCGGCTGTAGTCGCCGTACCAGCGGAAGGCCAGCAGGTGCAGGTTGCCCGGCGCCTCGACGCGGCGTGTCACCAGCGGCGGCAGCACGTCGATCACGGACACGGCCGCACGCTGCACGCCGAGTGCGGCATCCTTCAGCGATTCGGTCACCGGGCGGGCGGTCTCGACCGGCAGCAGGTCGCGCCAGGCATCGATGCTCGCCTGCAGGGATTCGCGCACGTCATTGCTGATCTGCTCGATCTCCTGCGGCGACAGCGTCGGCTGTTCGGCTTCGGCCGCAAAAATCTGCCCGGCGGTCTCGGCCAGTGCGGTCGAGGCCGCCACCCGCACCATGGCCGTCACCAGCGCGACATCGTCGGCATGGGCGCCAACCGGCTGGACGGCGGCATTCGCGGCAGCGGAACCCGAGCCGCTGCTGCCGGCCGTGGTCGACACCGTGCCGGCCGCGACCCGGGCCGGCAACTGGACCACGCCATCAAACTGGCGCACCAGGCTTTTCCAGTCGGACAGCACCGCGCCACTGCCGAAACCGCACTGCTCGGCCATGCCGCGCATCATGCCAACCACATCGCTGGCGAAGGCGCGCGGGTAGTCGATCATGTCCAGGGTAGTGCCAATCACACCGCTGATCTGGCTGCGGATATTGCTCAGCGTGCCGGTCAGCACACTGCGCAGCGCGTTCAGCCGCGCCAGGTTGTTCTTGATTCCCTTCAGTGTGTCGAACACCGACGAGAAGGCACCGGCGCCGTTGCCGAAGGCAGCCGACATCAGCAGGGAAATCACGTCGGCCAGTTGCAGCGGCAGCTGGCGGACGAAGAACGGGTTGCCCGGCGTGGCCTCGGTAAAGTTCAGCACCACCGTGCACGAGTCCGGCGTTTCGCCTTTATGGGAGATGGTGTAGCCGGTCGGCAGCGCGTCCTTGATGCTGCCGAACACCGGGTGGATCAGTTCACCGGTCCCGCCCTGGTCCAGCACCGCCAGCAGGGTCTGCAACCGCGATTCATAGCTGTCGCCATGGAAGAAGGCCGTGATCTTGACCGTGCGCGCCTTGCGGCCGAGGTCCTCGACGTCGGCGCCGTCCAGGTACGGGTATTCATGGCTGGCCACGGCGCGGCTGGCGCTGTCCTCGGTTTCCAGACAATCGAAGGGCACGCCACGGAACGACGCGTCGAGCAGGGTGTATTCCCAGGCCATTATTGTCTCCTTGCGTTGCGGGTGTTGGCTTCGGTGACGATGGAGAAGATCTTTTCAGCCAGCCCATGGAGGTTCACGCTGATATTGATGTTCTGCATGGTGCTGCCGGCTTTCTGTGCACTGTTTGCTGCCCGATCGAGCCGGGGTGAACGCGGCGTCTCGCCCAGACCAAAGCGGCCTGCGGCCTGCCGTTGCAGGGCCGGGTCGAATTTGCGGGCAGCGTGTTGCACGCTTTCCGGATTAGGAATGCGTACCTTGTCATGCGGCGAGGTCGTCAGGTCCATGCCAAACCGGCCGACGGTCTGGCGGCGGGTGCTGTTCTTGCGATCGGTATCAGTGATGTTGATGGCAGGGAGCTTCTGCATATCCGCTTGCGCATTAATGCCAAAGCGGGTTGAGATCTGCCGCTGACCACTTTTTTCCTGATCTTCGGGAGTGACGTGGGAAGCAATATGCATCAGTGTTGCGCCATATACCGCAGCCAATGGAATTGCTTTATAAGGTCCTGGTAAATTTTTGGTAGCACTTAAAATTCCCCATGCTGCCATACCAATTAACGGATCATCCACTTTCCTCGTCGTTATATGGTCCCACTCATCGCTTAGCTCGCTGACAATACGGGATAATTTGAACTGCTCCGTTTCCATCTCACGTTTCTTTACCCCCCCTGCTTCCGACATTTTCATTGCAGATAGATCATTAGCCAGAGGAGAAAGAGAAGCCGCGTGCGAATTTTTATCCATCTTGTTTTTAATGGCAGCTGACCGGCCTGCTATAGCTGCCAATATCGGTGCCAGTGACGGATCAGCAATGCCAGCTTTTCGCAATGCCTCCACAGAGATCAAGCCCTTTACTCCAAGAGCATCGGCAAAACCTAAAATCCCACTTACCCCACCCTCACCATTAAATTTCCCTTTTGATGCATACTGATCAAGGTCAATTCCGGTTTTATTTCTAATTTGCTTGGCAACAGCAGGATTTGTTAAGGCTCTCAGCCCGTTTACAGCATCATTCATCGCTTTCTTGGTATCGGCATGATGAGAAGATCGCATCAGTTCTGGAAGTAGTGCTGCGGTAAAATTCAGCCCATTCTCACCATTGATACCAGCAGTAGCAGCCGCCCTCCATAGCGCGCGTCCTCCTTTGGCAAGCTGTCCCATATTAACAACAGGGTCAGCTGCTCCATTGCCGTGTGTATTTTTGCCATAGGTATAAAGCAAATCATGTGCGGCTTTGGTCCGCCGTTTATCAATTTCCATCTGCCCATGCAAGGCCAGATCCATTTTGGCGATTTCGGCCGGGGTCGTTTGATACATCGTCGCTGTCATGGCACTCTCAGCGGCGGCTTTCTTGATTTCCTCCGACCTGAAATTAGCCCCTGCCAGTACATTCATTGCAGCCAGCGCTGCCTGTGGCGTCTGCAAAGTCTTGTCAGCTTGTTCAATAGCAGACTGGCCCAATTCATGTGCCAACTCAGCATTCAAATATTTATTTGCATGACTCAGCTCTTTAACCTTGGCCCGGTATTCCTGATTGTCTTTCTTCCATCTGGCATACTTCGTCTGGTTTTCACGAACTTTTTTCACATCCACAGTACTGGATAGGATCTTCCCAGGGATAGGAAATTCTTTACTGATAATACTTCCCGCCGCACTCAGTAGGGCGTCATCAATCCGCTTTTCAGGGGTGATTTCTGGCTCTTGGCTCATAGCATTCTTGACCTGTAGGTAATGGAAAGGCGCGCGGGCTTTCACCCGCGCCCTTCCGTTGCGACCATTCCCCGTCACTTGCCTTCGGCGGGAATCCGGCGGCGTTGCGATGTGACGCGGCGACCGGCAGCAGAGGCGCCGGCGCCGTTGTCCTCATCGGCGACTGCCCGCGACATCGCCAGCAGGTACAGCCACTCGGCTTCGGTCAGTTCGACAGCTGGCTTGCCAAACACCGCACCAGCCTTTTCAGCGTGGCGGTACTTGAAGCGTTCAAACGCGCTGTCTGTGGCGTTTTTTTTACCTCGTCGAGCAAGGCGTCAAAGGCGTCGTCGCTCATCCGCGTCGGGCTGTAATCGCGCTCGAAGCCCAGGTACTCGTCGAGCAGGAAGACCTTCTGTTCGCGGGTCAGCGTTTCCGCCAGCTGGTCGGCCGACTCGAACACCGGCTTGCCGGTCTCCGGGTCGAGCACGGCCTGCGCCAGCAGCAGGTCGGCCAGATGCCGCTCGTACAGCTCGCCGCTGGTCGGCGTCAGCTCGACATCGGCAAACGCCAGGTGAGCGGCCAGGCCGGCTGCGCCATAGTCCTTTTCGGACAGCAGGCGCAGCGTCAGGCTGGCGTCACCGAGCGCAACCGGATGGCGGGCAGCGCCGGCGTGCTTGAGCTTTTCCAGCAGGGTCATGGTCATTCGATCACCCGACGCAGCGATTGCAGCTTCAGCGTGCGACGGCCTTCGTTGTCGACGGTGAACTTGTTGCCGATTTCAATCACGAAGCAGTCGAGATAGCTTTCGCGCTGGCCGTCGCCGGTTGCCGGGTAGATGGTCAGCTTGGATTTGTCGACCGCTTCCCAGTCGATATCGCCGGACAGCGGGATCGCCACGGTCAGGTCGAGCGAGTATTCGGCGACGCCCTTCGAGTAGCCCTTGGCACGGCCGCTGCGGGTCATGGTTTTCACCAGCTTGCGGCCGGTCTTGGTGACGACATTGAGGTCGATGACTTCGATTTCCTTGCCGTCGACTTCCAGCGCCATGGCGCCGGCGTATTCCTGAAGTGCCATTTGAATTCTCCTGATGGGTTGGGGGCGGTCTTTCCGGACCGGGTTACCGCCCCCGGGTGGTGGTTACAGCAGCAGGTCGATGCGACCGGCGAACACGTGCAGACCGTTGACCACGTCGACCGGGATCTTGGCGTCGAGGCGGTTCACGTCCTGGCTGTCGCGTTCGACGATCAGGCCGGCCTTGTTGGCGTCCACCGCTTCGACGATTTCCAGCTCTTCCAGCTTGTAGAGCACGTCCAGCAGCTCGGAGCGGACCTTGTCCGGCGTGCGCTCGCTGAGCTTTTCGCGCGGGAAGCGCAGGCTGATGCGTTCGCGGCAGGCCTTGCGGACGTAGTCCAGGGTGCGGATGGTGGTGATGTCGAGCAGCGCCACGTCGTCGACGCCTTGCGGGTCGCGGGTGTAGGTGCTGATGGCACGCACGATCTGCACGCGGTCGCCGGGGCCGACTTCCAGCGGGGTCAGGCCGTGGTACAGCGCGTTTTCCTGTTCGGTGCGGCTCGGCCACTGGTCGATGCCGGTCACGTCCAGGCCCTTGATTTCCAGGGTGTTCAGCGGGCGGGCCGGGTCTTCCTCGAAGGCGAGCACGGCGGCGTAGCCGGCGGCGATTTCAGCCGGCAGGCGCACCGAGCCACGGTGCCAGGCACCGGTGACGCGGCCGCTGTTGATCAGGCCGGCCAGGGTGGAGCCGCTGGCCAGGCTACCGGCATGGCCGAACACGCCGACCGCGCCGCGCTGTTCCATCGGACCGGAGACGAACTCCAGGTGGGCGCGGATCGCACCCAGGCTGACGCTGTCGGCCAGCGGGCTGACGATCAGGTTGTGACCGCCGGCCACGACGGCGGCCAGGGCCGGCGCCAGATCCGGATCGACGGCGCCATGGGCCATCGCCACCACGGTGGCGGACACGCCCGGGGCGGTGACCGCGCTCTTCAGCACGATGCCGTTGCCGAAGCTGCCCTTGTGGCGGGCGGCCAGCGTCAGCACGCCGGCTTCGACCGTGGCGGTCAGCGGCAGGTCGGCCTTCTTGTCCAGCGCAACCTTGAGCGCGGTGGCGATGGCAGCAGCGGTGTCGCCGCTGGCGACGGCGGCGTCGATACGGGTCGCGCCGACCGACAGGCTGACCACGCCGGCGCCGGTGGCCGGACCGGTCACGGTGACGGTGCCGGTGGCAGCCACGGCGGCTTCGGCGTCGTCGACGGCGATCACGGTCAGTTGCAGGTACGGATTGGCGGTGATGGCGGCGCGCGCCATCAGGTGGGCGGCGGAACCGCGACCGAACAGCTGTGCAGCCTGCTCGTCACTGAACACGTCGACCGGTGCCAGCGCCGGCTGGGTGCCGGTGGCCAGGCGCTGGCCGATGGCCAGTACCTTCTGCAGGTTGCCCGGCAGGGTGCGCACGGCCAGTTTGGTGTTGAACTCGAAATACTTGCCCGGTTTGCGGATGCTGGCCGGGATGCTGTCGAAACTGATGTTCGGGCTGGCCATTACGCGGCTCCTTTCTGTTGTTGCACTACGTGCGAATCGTGGGTGTGACCGGTGAAGCCGGACGCGGCGTCTGCTTTCATGCTTCGCTCCTGGTGGAAATGAGATCCCGGGCGTCGGCGACGCCATCGTCCGGGGTCAGGTGGTAGTCGAGTCCGGTACGCAACCAGTCCGGAGCGGGCTGTTCCAGCCGGCCGGCGTATTGCGCAAAAATCCTGTCCGGCTCGGCCGGGTGTTGCGGGGAAGGCCAGTGGCCGCGCGGCAGCGCGTCCTCGATCCAGGCGGTCTGGAAATCGCAAGCGAATACCGACAGCGCCTGGGCGCTGGTCTGCACGCCGGACAGCGAACGCACGCGGCCCGGCAGCAGCGCGTCGATCGGCAGGCCAAGGTCCTGGCCCGACAGCAGCCGGCGCACCGCGTAGACCAGCGGATAGCTGCCGACTTCGCCCGGGCCGGCGCCGCCATGGCGGCCGGCGGCCTCGCCACGCACACTGCGGTCGGCGACCATGACCACGAACTGCCCGGTCGCCCTGAATTTCTGCCGGCTGGTGCCGTGCGCTACGGTCTGGCTGATGCCGCCGAAGGTCACCCACGCGGCCGGAAAGCGACGGATTGCGTCCGGCAGCGATTCGTCCAGTTCGCCGCCATAGCTGCCGACCTCGCGCACCAGTTGTCCCAGCCCCTGCCGCAGTCGCTCGATGATGGCGTTCTCGGTCCGGATCAGGATCATGGCTGCGTGCTCCCGCCGGCCGGCAGGCGGCCCAGCGTCAGCGTGCCGGCCGCGACCAGTTCGAGGAAACGCTGTGCGTCGCGGAAGCGCTCGCGGATGTCGAGGCTGGTCTGGGTGGCAGCGCCGCACAGCCGGTAGCGGGCGATATCGCACGCATAGCCGGTCAGGATCTTCGGCGTGGTGGCAAACGGCAGCGGGTAGCGCACGGCCAGGTAGCCGTCGATTTCGCTGCTGGCGCTGTCCAGCGCCCGGGCCAGTACGGCGTCGTCGATGCGACCGCTGTTGTTGCGGTCGGTCAGCGCGATCACTTCCGCTGCGCCGAAACGCAGCACCATGTCGTCTTGGGTCGCGTACACGTTCAAGCCTCCTTGCCGGACGCGGTACGCCGGTCCGGGATGGGTTGCGCCGTCGATGCGGCGAGGGAGAAATATCGATGTGCCATGCCGTGCAGTGTGCCGCCCGGCCCCGGGTGGCCGGCAGCCGGGCGCCTTCAGTAGGCTGACGACCGGGTCGGCGCGAACGGCGGGCAGCAAAAAGGGCTGCCCCTGGAGGGGACAGCCCTTTTCTTCCTGCCGGATGCGGTATTCAGCCGATTGCGCGGCGGACCATTTCGACGGCCAGTGCGGTGCCGATGGCGACGATGCCGCCGCTGATGGCGCCGACCCGGGCCGCCTGCTGCTCGACATGGCGCAGGCGCTCGTCCATGGCGTCGAGGCGCTCGTTCTGGCTGGCCTGACTGGCGACAATCATGTCCAGCTTGCCTTCGATGCGCCCCAGCGCGCGGGTCAGTTCGTTGTGTTCATCGGCCATCGGCTTCTCCGTTGTTCGTGGCGGGCCTGGCAGGCGACGCAGCGGGTGCAGCCCGGCACGGCGGCACGGCGTGGCACCGGGATTTCGCCGTCACAGTCCTCGCAGTGGTCCTGCCCGGCACCGGCATGGCCTGCGCGATGCGCTGCCAGCGCCGCCTCGCGCTGCCGCGCCTCCAGCGCCTGGGCGCGGTCGTAGTAATCAGTCATTCGGGGGTCTCCGCGCCCGGCTCGCCATGCAGGCGAAGGAAGGCACTCAGTTGGGCGTCGAGCTGGCGGCACCACTGGCCGTAGTCGGCGGCGTGTTCAAGGAGGTCGGCCGCCGGTAGCCCGGTGTCGGCGCCGGTGGCCGCACCGGCTTGTGCAGCATGTCCGGCGTCGGCTGCGGGCACAGCCGGATCACGTTCGGGGTAGCCGAGGGCGGCGCGGTAGACGCGCAGGCTGTCAGGGCCGAGGCCAGTAAAGCGGTCGCCATCATGACGGGTCGCATCGTCGATTCTCCGGGTCAGTTCGCGCCGGCTGTCGGCCAGCCGGGCGCGGGTTGCAATCAGTTCCCGTCCGGTCTGCTGCGCCAGCGCATCGAGGCGCTGCTGCTCGATCAGCGCTGCGCCAAGCTCGGCGGCGCGGGCATCGGCCATGGTCTGCAGCGCACGGGTATGGCTGGCGTCCAGGCTGGCCAGCCTGGTCTGCCAGTCACTGGCAGCATGGCGGCGACCGGCATCGAAGCCGAACCAGCCGGCCACGGCCAGCGGCAGCAGCAGCGCGCCGACGCGCAGCGCAAGCGACAGCGGGGTGGGTTTCAGGTCGAACATCGGCAGTCCTTTCAGGTCGTCGGCGGGTCCTGCGGCCGGGGCCGGCTGCGCCAGGCGGCAATCAGCCGCAGCGCGGCGGCATAGCCGCCGACCAGGCCGAGGTAGATCAGCCAGGTTTCCGACGTCAGCGTGTCGTGGATGCCCTGATAGATGAACATGCCGGTCGACGAGGCGCTGGCGATGTTCGCCCACAGTTTGGTGTGGCTCAGGCGGCCGCTGTCGGCGTGGGTGAGCAGCTCGGACCAGCGCATCACGCCCCGCCCTTCGCCAGTTCAAAGTGCGGGAACTCGCGGAAGCGGGCGGTCGGCCTGCCGTACCAGTTCAGGCCCAGTTGCTCGCCGATGCGGCCCATCTGCTGCCAGTGCGGATGCGCGGCATCCCACATCGCCTTGCCGTTGATCAGCGGCACCACGTCGAAGGCACGGGCGGCCGGCTTGCCACCCAGGGTGAAGTTGTGTGCGGACTGGCCGGCACGGGCGTTGGTCACGCGCGGACCGGGCCGGGTGCGGCCCTGCGCGTACAGCGCGTCCTGCTCGGCGCCATCTCGGTACGTGCAGGTAATCAGCGGGTCCATGCCGGCCGCACGGCACTGGCGCAGAAAGGCGGTGCACAACGGCTGCAGGTCGGGATGAAGGTCTTCGATTCGGCGGCTTGCCATGATGAAATTCGCAGGAAACGGAACGGCACCAGCATAAAAAAACGCCCCGGGCGGGGCGTGGTGACAGGCTTCAGTAAGCCGGGTGCCGGCAGGCTAGAACAGGGCCGGCTGGGTGCTGTCGGCAAGCTGGTCGGCTTTCTTCAGGACCAGCCATACGTTGCGCTCGGTCATCTGGTACTTGCGTGCCAGCTGGTTGGCGGCGAACAGGGCGGCGTGTTCCCGCGTCATCGCGTCGAACTCGGCGCGGATCATGCGGTCGCGCACTTCGCGCATGGCTGCCGCACAGCGCGGAATTGCCAGCACCTCGCCGCCGAAGTGGCGGGTCAGGATGTCGGCCGCCTCGACGCCGACCACTTCGGCCAGCGCGTCGTAGCGGATCTGTCCGTCGCGGCGCTTGTTCTTGCTGACCGGGAAGGTGGTCCCGCCCCAGGCCTCGATCAGGCTCAGCGTGCGCGGCAGGCCGATCAGGGTGGCGATCAGCCGGGCCATTTCCGGCAACAGGTATTCGACTTGTTCCAGTTTCATGCCGGTTGCCTCCCGGGCCGACAGGTGACGGCCACCGATGCCGGATGACGTGTCATGTGCTTTCCTTTTGATATGGGCAGTAGGAAACCGGCCGGGCATGACCGGTTTCATTGTCCTGCGCAGCTTAGGCGGTCACGCCGGCGCTAACCCGGTGGGTGATTTCATCGCCTTCGCCGATGGTGACCCTGTCACGCGCCGGCGATGTCGAGCGGGATCGGCCGGTACTGGTCGCTGTCGCCGATGCGTTCGTACACGCGGATATAGCTGCGCGAGCACTGGACCCGTACCGAGTCGTTCAGCGCGTCCATCGCGCGCTGCCACTTGCCGTCGTGGATATCGAGCCGGCGCAGGCTGAGAATGCGGCCGGTACTGATCTTGCCTTCCTTGTCGACATTGAATGCGTCGTTGATCAGCGCGCGGATTTCGCTGCGCGCACCGGCAGTCCATTCGTGGACGCACTCGTCGATCAGCGCCTTGGCGGCCTGCAGTCCCTCGTCGAAGGTCAGCGTGTCCTGGACGGCACGCTGGACCTTGTAGCGGCCGTCGAAGCCGACCAGCGACACATTGCCCTTGGCACCGCCGACGCGGGCGTCGTAGCGTTCGGCCGACAGCTCGATAAAGGCGCCGATGTCGGCGAATACGCCAGCCTTGAATGCAGCCAGGGCCTGGCTGAGGGTGCGGGCCCGCTCGACGATGTCGTCGACCAGTTCATCGCGGGCCAGGTCGATCGGCTTGATGGCTTCCAGCGGGATCAGGCGGCCTTTGGCGTCCTGCTTGTAGCCGTGCGGAATGGCATTCATGGTTTGCTCCGTTGTCGGTTCGTTGTCGGTTCGTCGGGGGTGGTCGTTTCCAGCCAGGTCACCCGGCAGCCGTCGATATGGATGCTGAACAGCTCGCCGATGCCAGTGCGGCGGCGGGTCACGCAGCTGGCCTGCCGGCGCAGCCGCCGGCCGTCGACGGCGGCGACAACCAGGGTCAGTTCGTCGTCGAGGCCGGCGGCCAGCACCGGCACGCCGAGGGTGCGCAGGTGGCGCAGTACCCGGTTCTGCCGGCCCAGCCGTGCGGTCACGCCAGCGTCGAGGATGCGGTTCGGGGTGCTCATCCGGCCTCCCCCCGCCCGCGCCGGCGTGGTGCGTCACCGGTGTACAGCGGCCGTTCGCCCCATTGCGCGCGGTCGACTTGGTCCCAGCCCTCGACCAGCGCCGTGTCGTACACATTGACCAGGTTGACCGACACCCGCCGCACCGAGCCGTGCGCCAGGGCGACCAGCTGCGCCAGCAGGTCATCGGCGACGCGGATGTCCGGGCAGTAGCTGTCGGCCAGCCGGCGCGCATCGTCATGGCTGACCGGAGCGGCCGGCAGCCAGCTCAGCACCCGGCCATGGAAGCGCTCGTGACGCTTCAGCTTGTGCGGCAGCCGTTCCTCGCCGACCAGCAGCAGGCTGGACTGGCTGCCTTCGTAGATGTCGCGCACCAGCTCGATCATCACGTCGCGGGTCGCCGCATAGTCGAACTCGTCCAGCACCAGCGGGCGGCGGCTGGCGACCAGCTGCTCGCAGATCTGGTCCAGCAGCTGGGTGGTGCGGCCGACCGGGCGGATGCCCATTTCCTGCAGGATTTTTTCCAGCAGATCCTTGCGTGCCCAGCTGGAACGCAGTTGCACGTAATAGGCACGGGTGCGGTTGGCCACCGCCAGGGTAGCCGTGGTCTTGCCCCAGCCGGACGGGCCGTAATAGACCGCCAGCCCGGGCAGGCCGTCCTGGCGATGCAGCAGTTTTTCCATGACCACCGCGACCAGGTCGAGGCTGGAAATGGCGGCGATGCGGTTCGGTGCGCAGGGATTCATCGGCGCGGTCCTTTCTTGTTCGGTGTACCGGAGGCCGGTTACGCGGTGGCGTCGCTGTGACCGGTCTGCTTCATCACGTTGAATTCATGGCTGCGGGCATAGCTGGCCAGCCACCTGGCCTCCCGCGCCGTCAGCGGCCTGCCGTCGGCGGTGCGGGCCTCCAGCATCAGCCAGGCGCGATAGCGCAGGGCCGGTGTCGGCGGCACGCTGAAGTCGTCGCCGGCCGGCGCGGGGGCAAGCCGGCGCGGCGCGGCTTCGACGGCGGGCACGTCAATGGCATCGAGCCGCTCGAAGGCGCCGGCGATGTCGCGTCCGGCCAGCCCTGGCAGTACCGGTGCCGTGACCGGTGCCAGTGCCGCCCTGCCGTCACGCTCGGCCTCGACCGCATCGCGCCGCTCGTCGAGCCGGCGCAGGGCGGCCTCGGCACGTGCCGCACGCTTCTGCTCGATCACCGGCCGGGCGAAGTACGCGGTCCGGTTGGCATTCCAGTCGGCATGGCAGACAAAGCGGCCATCGGGCAGGTACACCCACACCCGCTCGGCTTCATGGATGTCGTAGGCGACCTGTACCGACTCGCCATGCAGCTCGGTCAGCGCGGTGCTGAAATAGACGTTGTTGAACAGCCGCACCTGACCCCGGTCCACCGTCCGCTCCAGCCGCGGGCGGAACAGGCGTTCCAGCGTGGCATCGTCCTCGCGCTGCGCCTGCCAGCCGCGCTGCTCGAAACCGGTCCAGACCGCATCCGGGCTGCGCTTTTTCAGACTGGCGTGCGGGCGGGCGTTGTACTCGGCGACCCGTTCGCCGGCGAAGGCCAGGAAATCGTCCCAGCCCATCATCGGCAGCCGGCCACCGTGGCGAACCGCGGCGCGGGTGATGCGGAACTGCCGCTGCCGCGCCTGCCGGTCCATGTCGGCGCCGATATAGCTCGGCAGTTGTTTGGCCGCGCTGACCCACAGCGTCTGGTGCAGCCGTTCGATCACGCCACGGGCCTGCGAGTTGTAGGCGACCGAGTGGCTCATGCTGATGCCGAGCCGGCCCATCAGGCCGGTACCCTCGTCCTTCATCAGCGCGTTGACGTAGCCGGAGCCGTTGTCGACGTAGAAGATCGCCGGCGTGCCGGCCTGGCCGACCGCCATCCGCAACGCGTCCAGCACGGCCAGCCCCGACTCGGCCAGGTCGATCGACCAGCCGACCACCCGCCGGGTGGCGATGTCGATGATGCTGGTGATTTCCGGCCGGAACGGTCGCCCGGTCAACGGATGCTGGACCTCGGCATCGAAGCAGTGACCGTCGGCACTCCACACGTCGTTCGGCAGCAAATCGGCAAAGTCACGACGGACAAACGGCTGCAAGCGCTTGAGTTCACGCGCTTCAAGCCGGCCGGCCTCGCGGCTGACCGTGCCCAGCTTTCTCAGAAAACGGCGTATCACATGGATGCTCGGCAGTTCGCGTTCCGGGTCCTGTGCCAGCTGCCCGGCGACGAACAGCCGGTAGGCGAGTTCGACCGACGGTTTCTGCGGCTGTTGCCAGTGACCGAGGAAATCCCGCGCCCACCACGGCAGCGACAGGTCGGTCTGGCGCACCTTCGGCGCCAGCTGGCAGGCTTCGCGGCGGGCAAACCAGCGCTTCAGCGTGCGGATGCCGGGCAGCCCGTCGCCATGGCGACGACCGCGTTCGTCGCAGGCCCGCTTCAGCATCGCCACGGTCAGTGCGTCGGCCTGCCCGGTCTGCACGCTGGCCAGCAGGTGCTGCATGGCGCGCTCCTTGCTGAGTCCGCAACTGCCCATCAGCCGCTCGATGGCCGTCAATACGCCCATGCGCGCGGCTTCCACGCCCTGCTGGCGGCCGGTCAGCGAAACCGGTTCGCGCAGCGCCGGTTCCTGCCATGCCAGCGCAGGTTCCACGACCGGCCCCGTCGCCAGCAACTGGCGGGCAACCCGGGCCCGCAGGCAGTCACGCGCCCCGATCGGCAAGGCATCCAGCGCATATTCCCGTCCGCCGCCGCGGCCGGCACGCTTGCGTGATGCCCAGCCTTCCCGCTTGGCGAGCAGCTGGTTGCCGCGCTCGGTTGCCGGCAGTCCCGGCAGTTTCAGTGCCGCGAGTTCCGCCGCGCTGTAATGGGTCTTGATGCTGACCGGCGACGGGGGGGCGGGCGACTTCAGGCACGCTGGCATGGCAGCGGCTCCTTGCCCGGAAATGCAATCGGGGTTGTTTTCGGACTTTTCGGTCTGCAAACGTCATCAACTGTGGTCGAAAGCCCACTTTCGGGTGCGCCAAGTTGATGAGTTTCCTCAGTTCTCTCAGAAATGCGTGACAAAACTGGCTTAAAATGTCGCCGTTTGTATCGGCTTGGCCAGATCGATTCCGGCGCAACCCCGATCGCGGTCGCAATGATGCGTTCTGCCTTCGGCCACGGGCGATCCAGCGCTGCTTTCAGTGTTCCCGCACTCAATGCGCTCTGCCGGGACAACTCCCGCAATGACCAGCCCTCCTTGTGCAGGGCTGCGACGATGTCCGCCCGATGCCAGTCGTGGGCGGGCTTTTTTGGCGGGTGTGATGCACTCATGGATGACTCCTTTCGGGTGAGTTCATGAGCGCATGCTAACCCCAAAAGAAACACACAACAACCGCTTTTGAGATATTTCTGTCTTTTTTCGGGGTCGTTAGTAACACTAATCGAGGTTTAAATGGCGAATACTTATTCGAATCAGGCGGTTGACGCAAACCCCGAACGGGGTGTCGTCGCCAAAGAGTCGATTCTGGGTTCCTACGGCAAACCCCGAATGGAGTTCCCTGCTTTGGGCGACCGAATCCGTGTCGTGCGCGATCAGGTCGCGCACATGTCCCGCGACGATTTCGCGCAACAATTGCAGATGACGCGCAGTTCGCTGCAGCTGTATGAGGATGGCAAGCGCGAGCCGAAGCCGTCGCTGCTGCGGGCGATGGCCGCGCAGTTCAATATTGATCCGGGCTGGCTGCTGACCGGTGAAGGCGCGATGCTGCACGGGGCGCCCATGCCCGAGGCCGAGCCGTGTCTGTGCCTGGACACGCTGGGCAGTCCGGTCGATCTGGACGAGTTCGTGTTCGTCCCCCGCTACAATCTGCAGGCATCGGCCGGGCACGGTGCGGCGAGCGACGGCGAGAAGCCGGTGTTCACCATGGCGTTCCGCCGCTACTGGATCGTCAACTACCTGCATGCGGACCCGCACGACCTGTCGGTCATCTCGGTCAAGGGGGATTCGATGGAGGGGGTACTGAATGACAAGGACGTCATTCTGATCAACCGCAGCGATACCTCTGCGACCAGCGGCCTGTTCGTGCTGCGCATCGACGGGGATCTGGTGGTGAAGCGCGTGCAGCGGCTACCCGGTGGCACTCTGGAAATCTCCAGCGCCAACGAGGCCTACAAGCCGTTTTCGGTCGACAGCCACAACCCGCCGGACGATTTTTCCATCATCGGCCGCGTGGTCTGGTTCGGACGCCAGATCGCCTGAACGATACGGGCGGTGTCACTCAGCGCGTCAAAACCGCGCCGGCACCGCCCCGCCCGCGCCAGACACCGCCCGCCCCCGATCCGCCGCAACCCGCGCCACGACAGGCCCGGACAGATCCGGGCGTTATGGACGGGGAGTGACAGACAGGTGAGCAGCCCACATCAGGCGAAACGCATCGACAGGTCGATGGCCTGTACGTCCTTGGTCAGCTTGCCGATGGAGATCCGGTCGACGCCGGTTTCGGCGATGGCGCGCAGCGTGTCGGCGTTGACATTGCCGCTGGCTTCGAGCCGGGCACGGCCTGCGGTCAGTGCCACGGCGGCACGCAGACCATCGGTATCGAAATTGTCGAGCAGCACCAGGGTCGCCCCGGCTTCGAGTGCCTGCTCGAGCTCACCCAGCGTTTCCACCTCGATCTGCACCGGCACCGTGGCCGGCACCGTGGCGGCGGCCAGTGCCAGTGCCTCGCGGATGCCGCCGGCAGCGGCAATGTGGTTTTCCTTGATCAGCACACCGTCGTACAGGCCGATGCGCTGATTTTCGCCCCCTCCGACGCAAACGGCGTACTTCTGCGCCAGGCGCAGGCCCGGCAGGGTCTTGCGCGTGTCGTAGACCCGGGCCCGGGTGCCGACAACCAGGTCGGCATGCCGGCGGGTCGCGGTCGCGGTCGCCGACAGCAACTGCAGGAAGTTCAGTGCGCAGCGCTCTCCGCTGAGCAGGCCACGGGCCGGCCCGTCCAGCTCGCACAGCACCATTCCCGGTTCGACACGGTCACCATCAGCCACCTTCCACGCGATGCGTACCGCCGGTTCGACCTGGCGGAAGCACTCGGCAAACCAGGCGATACCGGCGATAACGGCCGGCTCCCTGGCCAGCACCGTGGCATGGCCCTGCGCATCGGCGGCAACCAGACTGGCCGTCCAGTCACACGCGCCGATATCCTCGGCCAGCGCAGTGGCGACATCACGGGCAATCAGGTGGGCGGCAGGCAGGACGGGCAT